TTGCCGTAGATGGTTGGTGTCTGTGCGCCCGTTGCCAACGTCATCGTGTTGGTCGTCCGAGCCGACATATCAATCGTGCCGATGTTGTAGGCAGCGTTGATGGTGATGGTGTTCCCGCTAGAAGGAAATGGCGTAGGGCTTGACGGAAACACCGCAGTATCTTGCGCCAAAGGGAAATTATTGATTGCCGGTGTCCCGCCATTTGTTAAAGACCATCTGGCGTTTCCTGATCCCCACGTATCCCCAATAGATTGGCCCCACCACACCGTCTTAGCCGCATCAAACGTAATCCCGCTGTTGCCCTTGCAGTCCCCCAACCGAGTGCCCGATGCCGGAGCCGCTGCGCCTGCGATGGTGATGTCGCGGAAGTCGGCGTCTGTGGCAGAGACAGCAGCACAAGTCAGCGTGCGAGTCGTGCCGAGTGTGCTTGACTGCACAAAGTGCCGCATCGTGGCGTTGGTGCCTGCGGATAGCGTCAAAGTGCCGGTGATGGTTTGGTTGGCTGATATGGAAATAACCTTCAGACCGGCAGAGGTTATTCCCGTGAACGATAGGTTATTAAAACTGTTGGCCCCGTTGATTGTTACAGTGCCTGATGAAGTGTTTGTAAAATCGACATTATAAAAAGAAAGGCCGCCTCCGTTAAATACGCTGTTTGACGAACAATTTATTTGTGAGGTTCCGGCATTTAGTGTTAAATTTATTGAGTTTGTAAAACCTGTAGGCAAACTTTGAATAGAAATTGTTGACGACCCTAGAGAGAGTGATCGTGTATTTGCGTTTGAAGACGCAAATGCTCCAATCGTTACTGCGTAATTGGCTGTATCAAAATCTCCGTTTGTAACTGTCAGCGATGTGCCTGCGGCCCCATCTGACCAAGCACTTCCAAGCGACCATCCACATCCGACACCATTGACTACCGGATTCCCGGCAACTGTTACCCCGTTAGTCGTGAAGGTCTTGCCAGTTGTAGACCCCGAAAGAACCAAAGGCCCAGTAAACGTCCGAGTCAATCCCGTAGCAGGCAGCGTGATGTTGCCGTGGCAGATCAGCGTAGACGACCCCGCAAGCGTCACGTTACCCGATGTCGGCCCTGCAATCGTCAGTTGATTACACCGGCTTGTGGCATCAATCGTGGCGGTATACGCTGTTGCGTTGGACGCAGCATCGAAGATCACGTTGTCGAGGCTTGTCGGGACAGCCGCACCTGAGCCTCCCCCTGATGATGTAGACCACTTGGTTGTGCTGCTCCAGTTGCCCGTGCCGCCAACCCAGTAAAGCGTGCGTGCAGCAGGAGGCGCAGTCCTGAACACAGGAGCGCCTGCGGTGCCGGTGGAGTTGGCTCCGGCGTAGAACTCGCCAGGGCTTGTGTCAATAAAACCAATCGACCCCATCGCAAGGTAGTCGATGCCCGAAGTAGCCGCGCCTGCAAGAACGTGGCTTGTGCCAGTGCCAGTCAGCGTAACGACATTGCCTGCCGTTCCGGTCACCGTCCACTTACCAAATGTCTGCGTGGTGGTTCCAAGAGCGATTGTGTGGGCTACGGTCTTGGTGGAGGCAAGTTCAGTGAACTGGTTGTTTTGGGTAATGGTAAGCGTTGAAGTGCCCGTTGTGCCGCCGATAGTCAGTTTGTTGTAGGACTGAGCGCCTCCAGTAAATGTTCTTGCACTTGTGCTCGTATCAGACAAAACAATGTTTGCAGTTCCTTTATTTAATGTGTTTGCCGCATAGTTCCAAACATTTCCTGTCCCGGAAAGTGTCCATGTGCCAGAACCCATTTTTAATGTTGTTGCACTAGGGGAAATATTACTAAACAACCCCGTCGTCACGTTGTACGTCACCGCATCAAACGTGCCGCTAGTAAGGGTCAGGGTTCTTGTGGAACCCAGTGTTAGTGCATCTGCAAGTTGAACCGTTGATGTAACGCAATCAATGGTGATAAGGGCGTTTTGTGTTGCACCTCCACTTGTTATTGTCTGAGTTGATCTACCAGAAAACGTAATTAAAACGTTTCCAAAATCAAGTTTTGCAACGGTGTTTGTTTTCAGATCACCATAAATTACTGGTGATAATCCTGATGATCCGTTAGTAAACCACGCAATTGTTCTGTTACTTAGATCAAATGTGCCGATATTCCCTGCGGCAACAATACCGCCTGATGCACTTCCCCCCGCACTATTGTCGTCAATAATTGCCGTATCTTGCGGCAATGGGAAAGCATCTGCCGTTGCCCCACCACCGCTAGTCGATGCCCAAGCGGTGTCGGAATACCACGCAGTAGTAGCCGCTGCCCCAACACGATATGCGTTCTTGGCAGCAGGGAAAGTGATGCCCGAGTTCCCACCACAGTCCCCTGCACGGGTAGGCGATGATCCGGCAGCAGCCCCGGCAATCGTGATGTCGCGGAAGTCGCAGTCGTTTGCGCTGAGGCTGTTTACGGTGAGAGTGCGGGTAGTGCCAAGAGTGTCGGAACGAACGAAGATACGACGAACAGGAGATGCTCCGGCAACGGTCAGGGTGCCGGTGATGGTTTGGTTGGCAGAAAGCGCAAATATACAAATGCCTGCCGCAGCAGGGGCAGTAACTGTCAGGTTGTTGAATGTATTTGCGCCTTGACTGATTGTGGGGTTTGTTGTGCCCGTGTAGGTGACGTTGTAAAAAGTTTTTCCTAATGGCCCGCCGTTCAGAACGGCAGATGCGCTAGATAAACTAAAAGATGAAGTGCCTGCGTTAAATGTTAGGTTTGTATCGGTACCAAAGTTAATTGGTGTTAATGAACTTAATGTTAAAGTGCTCGAACCAAGCGTAATTGTTCTGACGTTACTGTTGGAGGACGCTAATGCACCTGCAGTAACGTTGAAGTTCTTGGTGTCAAACGTGCCGTTGGTGACAGTGATGTTGTTAGTACCAATGTTCAGCGCATCAGCAAGTTGAACTGTGCCGCCGTAGGAGTCAACAGTGATAGCACCGCTAAACGTCTTTCCTGCACTGGTGATGGTTTGAGTGTTGCGCCCCGAGAAAGTCAGGGTGCTAGTTCCGCTGATCGTCGTTCCCGATCCATTCGTCCAGTTGCCATAAATGGTAAATCCCGTGGCGATACTCAATGTCATCGCACTGGTGCGACCCGACATATCCACCGTTCCCGTGTAGGGAATAGCGGCATTCATGGTGATCGTGCCGGTCACCGACCCTGCGTTGGTAAACGTAGCCGTGTCCTGTGCCAGTGGGAAGAAATCAGTTGAAGGGGTGCCAGTTGATGTATCTGTCCAACCGTTAGCAGACCAGTTCTGCGCACCGGCAAGGTTCCAATACACCGTCTTGGGCGTGGAGAACGTGATTCCCAGGCATCCCGCAAGGTTGCTAATCCGAGTGCCCGAGATGGGCGCAGCAGTGCCGATGACGTAGATGTTTTGGAAATCTGCGTCGGTCAGACTTGGGGCGCTGTTGATCGTGAGGGTTTGAGCGATTCCCGCGACGCCGGTTGAGAACCGTACACGCCGATTGCCTGCTGTGCCGGTAGTGGACAGCGTGCCGTTGATGGTTTGGCGGGAATTGAAAGAAAGTTCAGTTACACCTGCTGAGGCCGGGGCAGTAACTGTAATGTTGTTGAATGTATTTATGCCACGAATACTGGATGTGGTGGCTACTGAACTTGTAAATTGAACATTATAAAAAGTTACCCCAGTCGCTGACATCGCACCCCCAATAAGTGAGGGGCTTGAAATGCTAGACAAAATAATTGTCGATGTTCCGGCGTTGAATGTTAAGTTGGTGTTAGTTCCAAAATCAAGGGCTGTTACTGCGGTCAACGTCACCGTAGACGATCCAAGATTGATCGTGCGGGTGTTGGTGCCGGTTGAGGATAAAGACCCCGCTGTGACGTTGAAGTTGTTGGTGGTGAAGGTTCCCCGAGTAACAGTAACTGTTCCAGAAACTGTTAATGCGTCTTGTAGTGTAACAACTCCAACTCCTGTAACATTTGTATTTAAATTGGGAATTGTTTTTCCCGCAGAAGTCAAAGTTACAGAAGTAGAACCAGTCATATTAAACGACCACCCAGATGTGGGTGTGAGCGTCATTGCTGTAACAAGCGTTAAACTTCCAGTTACATTTACGTTAAATCCACTGGCATTAGAAAAAGTTCCTGTAAAACCAGTAAAGTTTAAATTTGCGGCGCTGACAGTTGTTCCAACCGACACTGTTACCGCGCCCGATGCGGCATCGAAGTAAACATCATCTGCGGAAGTGGGAACAGACGCACCTCCGGCTCCCCCGGATGTGGTGGCCCACTTAGTCCCTGCGGTGCCGTCCCAACTCGCAGTTCCACCAACCCAGTAACGATCTGCCATATCTTACTCCTGAGAGTTGTTTTCTTCAGCAGGCGGAGCAGTCACCACTGCAATCCAGTTATCCCTACGCTGTTCTTTCATTGCCTGAATTTCATCTTCTGTGAATGTATGGTCATCCGGCAAATGCAAAGCATCAGCAAACTTACCATGGGCAGTTTCAAACTCAAAGTCAATCTTAATCATTGTTTAAGCCTCTAAAGAAAGCGCGACAACATCCCAGCGATCATCAAATGCGTTGTAAATCGCACCCACATACAGTGTTTTACTTGCTGTCGTTGTTGTCGGCAGTGTAACACCTACGGCCCTAAAAGACTTAGAAGTTCCAGTAGTCCACGTTAAAGTACGAGGAGTACCGTTATCCTTGAACCTAAACGTAATTCTCTGCCCGTCAGTGGGCGTACCAGCATCAGCGTTTAGTGTTAAGTTTCCAGCCTGAGCCGTTGCTGCGTATAAGTCAAAGTCATTGCTATTCCATGCCAAAGGGCTAGAAATACTAGACGTAGAGCTTACACGCTCAGTGATACGTTTGTTAGTTAATGTCTGTGTATCAGTTGTTCCTACAACAGTTCCCGTAGGAGCGGTCTTACCTGCCCAGGTTGTCAGGTTTACAGAATATGCCTGAACACTGACACCGATAGCAGCACTGGTTAGGTATCCTGCTGAAGCATGGTTGCCCCAACTGTATGCCGTATCCCAGTTGCTTTGGCTGGCGGTTGTAGGAAGTGAATACCCAGTAGAAAACGAAAGAGTTAAGGTTCCGCTGGAAGTAACAGGACTGTTGGTAACATCAAAGCCCGTCGGAGCAGCTAAGCCTACAGAAGTAACGGTTCCTGAGCCAGCCACATCAGCAGCCCAGTAAACATTACTTCCGTCAGTCTTCAGAACCTTGCCAGTGTTTCCTGTTTGGTCTGGCAACAGTTCATTGATGGTGGCTGCACCTTGCTTGAAGGTAGCAACCACAGCATCCTTGGCTTCCTGGCTTAAGAAACCAGCATTGATCTCTCGTCCATCGCTAAGGACAATGACCAGCGAGTTGTCAAAGTCGATGTAAGCGTTTTGTACGCCGATACCGTCTAAGCCATCTTTACCGTCTGCACCGTCCTTGCCATCACGACCATCTTTGCCATTGTAGCCATTGACACCATCTTTACCGTCCCTGCCAGGAAAACCTTGAGAGCCAACATCTCCTTTGTCGCCCTTATCTCCTTTGTCGCCCTTCTCGCCTTGGTCACCCTTGGGTAAAAGCAGAACTTTTTTAACTTCTTCACGAAGTCTCTTAAATTCTTTGGCAAGAACAAGTAAATTAGTATCAGCCATTTGCTGTATCCTTCATCAAATCTTGGAAAGTACTATCTTCAGCTTGTTTTGCCTTCATCTGAGCCATCGCAATACGCTCGTTGCTGTCAATATCCTTCTCTTTCAGAGAAATCTCAGCAAGTTTAATGCGACGCTCAAAGTCTTTACTTTCGTTATCTTCGTTAAGGTTGTTGGTTAACGCAGAAATGACCTTAGCACGAGCAATCTCAGGTGCAACTTGAGCCTCAACCAGAGCCTTCTGTGCTTCAGCGGATTCACGCTGTGCCTTGGCCTGCAATTCAGCAACCTGAGCCTGCAACATAGCCATCTGAGCCTGTTGCTGAGCCATAGCAGCCTGCTGAGCCTCGGGATTTGGCTGACTCATCTGCGCAAGAGCCTGCAGAATGTCACCACGGTTGCTCAGACTGCTGTTCTGGACAATACCCTGCAGCAACAGAGGCAACACAGGTGTATCTGGGCCTAAAGTCTGCAGCAGAGCAATCATTTGCTGCTGTTCAAACTCACGAGCAAGGATACCAAGCGATGCAGTCGGCACAAACGTCATATCCACCGTCGGATAACGGTCAGGATCGAACTGCATATACCGGAAAACAGCCTTGTTGATGAACGGAATCATGAAATCTTCTTGGAAGTTCGTCAGCGTACGCTTGTACTTCTTGATGATTCCAGCCATCGCCATGCTCATGCCACCTGCACCGGCATCACGGGGCACATTAGACGGCATTCCTGCGCTATCAACCGTGCCAGTAGCCTGCAGAAGCATTCGCTCGAAGTTCTGAGCCGAAGTCATGGCATTGCCATCGGTCTGACCGAACTTGAACGGGAATAAAATCTCACCAGGATTGCCGTTGGTCAGGATAGCCTTACCCGGCTTAACCTCAAACTTAGCTCCTCGTGGCAGACGGGTAGCGTCCATAGCGATCATAGGAGCCGTTGTAAGGGCCAAGGAGTCCATGTGAGCACGCAACTGACCATCAATGGCCTTTTGCATGTTATAAGCCTTCTCAACCGTCCCACGGCCCCAGAAACGACCGGGAACCGTGTCATCCTGATAGGCCACAACAGGACGATCCTTCATCATGTAAGGATTTTCCTCTGCTTTGAGCAGCAAATTGTCGTTGGCAATCACGACAATGGCTTCAACTAGGTTGCAATACTTATCGCCAACCGAGTTTTCAGGGAAAATCTCTTCGTATTCTTCATCTTCGTTCTCAGACAGAAGCTCACGAGGCACCAAACCGTAGTAGGTGACCAGTTTTACCTTGTCGTCTTGGAACTGCTTGGGGTCTTGGGTAGGCTCTAAGTCCTGATCCTGGTACTCGGTGGTGATGTCCACCTTCTTGTAGATACCGTTTTCGATACCTTCGACGATCTTGTGGACAGAGACATACTTCTCAATGGCCACACCAAGCGCATCTTCGATGTTTTCAGCGTTCGGATCGATCAGGAAGTTCTTGGGATTGACCGGCTTGAGCTTGATCGCTACACGCTCTTGCTCCTGAACACCGATAGCAGCCGCATCCGTGACACCGGGAATGGCCTGAGTCGCCGGAATGTACTCCATCTCGGACTTGACCACGATCTCACCAATGCCGGTGCCGTAGATTTCTGCCATCAGCTCGATGTGATCGACAGACTTCTTGATCTTGTCCTTCTTGAAGTCCTCAATCAACTGCTTACGCAGGGCTTCAATGTCCAGAGGAGAGCCGTCAACATCACGAACATCGTCTTCGATGTCAAAGAAGTCACCGTTACCGAAGATTGCTTCGACAATCTCGGCATGACGAGTCTCTACCGCCTGTTGGGTGGCCGGACTGATGATGCGAGAGCGTTCCGAATCACGAGTGCGATCATTTGAATCCCATTGCCCACGAAAGATGCGCTCGTATTCGAGCCACGCATCCATGTAGTTGGCATCCCGATGGTCACGCCAGCGAGTAATGTGGTCGGTAATCCAAGCCGTGAGTTCTTTTTCGTTCTCTGTCGGCTCTTCAAACTCTTCGTTATGCTTTTCGTATTCCATCTTATTTCCACTTCACTTGGTCGGCCCACCAAGCCGCAGACATTTTGCCCTTGGCTCCAACCTTTCGCATCTTCTCGCCGCTACCGGCTTCAATGCGCTTTCGCTTTGCGTTGATGTTTGCGTAAAGTCCAGGTTTCATTAGTACCCCGCTATTTTGTCAAGGATAATGTATTCGTCTTCTTCGTAGTCCTGTTGGTAGGATACGACAGCTAATTGGTCAATGTAAGACAAAGCATCCACCAGATCGTCGTGTACGCCGTTGGTGGGGAACATCATCAACTGATCCTTCAGTTCGTCCCAATCTTCGTCTTCATTAAAAGTGACACGAC